GTCTTAAGACATCTGCACTTCAGTCAGTTATGTTGTTGAGATCTCTACAAACAGCAACGAATGATAATACAAATGTATATTGGAGACTTTACCAGAACTCAACTTTGACTGGTGCGAATTGGACAAACCATCCAGATCCAAACTCCTTTATGCAATATGATACTACAGCAACTGCACTCACTGGAGGACAAGCACTTCTCTCAGGATTTACGATTGCTGGCGGTGCCTCTCTGGTTGATGTTGATGATAAAGCAGCATTGCAACTTGGAAGATCTGGTATTGGTACAATCAGTGATATCTATACTCTTGCCTGTGCTTCTCCCAATACCAACAAAGCAGCACTTGCGGTACTTAACTGGATTGAACAGAGATAATTAAAACTTAATTAAAATATTAAGAAAACTTTTTATTCAGCATAACTTCATACTTTTTTCAAGACATTGTAACTTTAAGTTACACTATTTTTTATATATAGATGTATAATAGTATCAGGTTGATACTCGCATATGTACGGTGCCTATTTCGTAGTCGTATTCTTTCTCATTCTCGTAGCGTCTGCGGGGTATGAAGAAACAATGCGACTTTTTGCATATGCGGACTTACAGGTTCGTTATGCATTCATCCGTGTTCAGATGAAGTGGATGGAAAGGAAACTAAAAAGGCAGTTGATTAAAGATACAACCGACTTTGAAAAGTTTCTAAAGGAGTATAGAAAAGATGGCTGATAAAGAGCTGTCCGATCTTTCGATAGAGAGAAAGGAATGCCCTAAATGCGGAGCCCTATGGATTAATGGGCAGCATTATTGGTCCGGCACAGGCAAGATTGGAAATGAATTAGATCTTGCCGGTCTTGTTTGTAATAAACTAGGTGATGAAACCTGCATAAATTCATGCGTAGGTAAAGAAGGTGGTGTAACATGGGCACAAAGACTCACGGAGCTGGAGAATGACCACCCCAGTGACTAAAGAAGAAGTTCAGGAGATGATCGATGCAGCAATACGACGACACAACCGTAATGCTAGTATCATTAGCATGTGCGTCGGTTGGGTGGTTCTTTCTCTATTTGCTGAGGGACTTCTAAGACTTATTGGCGTCATTCCCCCTATGTTCCCATGGCTAAACATTACCCTGAATTAATTGGTATTGTTTTACTTCTGGTGTTTGCTGGCACCATGTTCTATCAAGGCACAATGATCTTAAAAGGTCATCGTGGTTATAGGCATTGTGATCGTGACAAACAGAAATCAGAAGAAACTAGACGTAGGATTGAAGAACTCTTAAAGGACAAATGAACGAGGAAGATATAATCTTTACAGAGAGAGATGAAGAACTTCTGCGTCAAGCCATGAGATTTTTAAAACACAGAGAACTATTAAAAGAACCATTCGACGGGTATTGGGAGGATGATGATGACATATAGGTTGCTTCTTTGTTTTGCCCCGCTCGGGATTATCTACATAGTAATGAAACTATCGGTATGGTTTTTAGGTATAGAATCTGAGAGATCTTATGTCCGAGCCGAATCCAAAAAACCACATGGACCCTATGTGGCAAACCCATATGAAGACGTTGATGAAGAGGACGAGGAATATGGAGATAGCACAGATTATCAATGATGCTCTTCTCGAATATTATTCAGAAAAAGGATTAGAAGTTCCACAGTGGAAAAGACAAAAAGATCCACAGTGGTGGATCGATTACCTGAACGAATTGAACTCTGGAGACTAATGGAACAATTACTTGGACGGGCTCTGTTTATTATTGCAGTGCCTTTTGTATTAACAACCCTATACTTTGGATCTCGCAAGGGTGGTTATTATGATAGTGATGATTATAAAGGAAACGGCACTGCACACTAATGGGGCATTTTGCATACGCGGTTTTAAATAATCCATGGTCTCTAGGATTTTTGTGTTATCTTCTTATCGTTGTTCCGATTTTAGGTATATACTATGTCCACAGACGTTGAAATAGTTTGGAGCGTAATCATTCTTTTGTGTTGCGGATTAGCATTTACAGCTTACTGTGTCGCCTATATATTGATTATGGCGTCTAAGGAGATGCAAGAAGATGGCCAAGTCCGCGAACAAGGGCAAGAAGGGTCAGAGCAAGCAGAATCAAGGCAACGCGACTGCAAAGAAGGCTAAGAACGGGGGTAAGAAAAAGTAAATATATGGCACGAGAATGGAATACTTCTTTTAGGGAACCGTGGAACCCTATAATAAAGAGGTGCCTTGATGCCGTTGATCTCCACAACAAACTTTATGTTGAAACCAAAGATCCATTTCATCTGAATCAAGCTGAAACTCTTAGGTTATATGTTTCGAAGTTAAAAACTTGGATACATAATACTGAACCAGAAGGATTTCACCGAAAAGATGGGAGCACTGAAACCACCCTCTCGTAAGAGTTGTTACAACTTTAGGGTCACTAGTATAGATAGAGTACTCGACGGAGACACTATCGATGTCACGATTGATCTCGGTTTTGATCTTTATAAAAAAGAAAGAGTTAGAGTTGCTGGTGTTGACACCCCCGAAAAACGAACTACTTCTGATGAAGAAAAAGTATTGGGGTACGATGCCACCAACTGGCTTACGGAGAAACTTGAAGGTGCTATCAGTGGCGACGATGATCTCGTTATCCGTACTGAGCTTGTTGGCGGTGTGGGTAAATATGGGCGTCTTCTCGGGTGGCTCTACATTGGAGACGCCGAAGTCTCACTCAACGAAATGATGATTGAAGAGGGGTATGCTTGGGCATACGACGGAGGTACAAAACAAAAGAATTTTGAAGAACTGCGAGAGATTCGCAGACAACATGGAACTTTGATTTGAAATAAATGGATGATATCTATCTTGGTAATCCTAATCTAAAAAAAGCACATACAAAAATTAATTTTACTCCTGAACAAATTCAGGAGTTTATTAAGTGTAAAGAAGACCCAGTATATTTTGCGAGAAACCATATTCAAATTGTTTCTCTGGACGAAGGTCTTGTGCCTTTTAAGATGTATCCGTTCCAAGAAAACCTGATTCGTAATTTCCACAAACATAGATTTAATATCTGTAAGATGCCACGACAGACTGGTAAGTCTACGACGTGTGTATCATATCTTTTGCACTATGCAATTTTCAATGATAACGTAAACATTGCTATCCTAGCAAACAAAGCCTCGACTGCTAGAGACCTTTTGTCAAGATTGCAACTTGCTTACGAAAACTTGCCCAAGTGGATGCAGCAAGGTATCATTGTATGGAATAAAGGTAGTGTCGAACTGGAAAATGGATCAAAGATTCTTGCAGCATCTACGTCTGCATCTGCTGTGCGAGGCGGATCCTATAATATCATCTTTCTTGACGAGTTCGCGTTCATCCCGAATCACATTGCTGACCAATTCTTTGCCTCTGTTTATCCTACTATTTCTTCTGGCCAAAACACCAAAGTAATTATGGTGTCTACGCCACACGGTATGAATCACTTCTACCGTTATTGGCATGATGCAGAAAGAAAAAGAAATGAATATGTTCCGACAGAGGTTCACTGGTCTGAAGTTCCAGGCCGCGATGAAGCGTGGAAAGAACAAACAATTAGAAACACTTCAGAGTCACAGTTCCGTGTTGAGTTTGAGTGTGAATTCTTAGGATCTGTTGATACATTGATTGCACCAGCAATTTTAAAATCGCTTGTCTATGAAGATCCAATTAAGAGTAATGCTGGTCTAGACATCTTTGAGAAAGTTAGAGAAGAACACAATTATATGATGACAGTTGACGTTGCCAGGGGTATTGGTAACGACTATTCAGCTTTCCTAGTATTTGATATTACCGAATTTCCATATAAAGTTGTAGCGAAATATAGAAATAATGAGATCAAACCGATGCTATTTCCAAGCATCATTCAAGAAGTGGCAGTGCAATACAACAACTGTTGGGTTTTATGTGAGGTAAACGATATTGGAGATCAGGTTGCAAGTATTTTGCACTTTGACTTAGAATATGACAATATGTTAATGGCTTCTATGAGAGGTCGTGCTGGACAAATTGTTGGACATGGATTCTCTGGGAAAAAATCTCAGATGGGTGTAAGAATGACTTCTGCTGTTAAAAAATTAGGTTGCTCTAACCTGAAGACTCTAGTTGAAGATCATAAGATCTTAACGGTAGACTATGATATTATATCAGAACTTACGACATTTGTCCAAAGAAAGCAATCATTTGAAGCAGAAGAAGGTTGTAATGATGACCTTGCTATGTGCTTGGTAATTTTTGCGTGGTTGGTAGCGCAAGATTACTTTAAAGAAATGACGGATCAAGATGTCCGCAAAAAAATCTACGAAGAACAAAAAAATCAAATCGAACAAGATATGGCACCATTTGGATTTCTTTCCGATGGTTTTGATGAGGAAAGTTTTGTAGATTCTGCTGGAGATCGATGGTATGCTGATGAGTATGGAGATCGTTCCTTCATGTGGGAATATAAATGAGCCTTGATGAAGAATTTGGATTAGAACATCTTTTATTTCAGCAGAGAACCTGCAGATCTTGTGGTGGCAAAAAAAGTCTCATGGATGACTTTTACCTAACAAGAAAAAATCGTTCTACATTTTCTTCAGCATACTCTTACGAATGTAAGCAATGTACAATTTCTAGGGTATCTAAAACTAGAAAGAAAAGAAAAAAGATATTGGAGTGGGAATATCCTGACTGGTAGTATGTTCATGCATCGTTTCCCCACTTGAAGCGATCAAAATTCTAAATACTTACAGACTTATTCTGGACCCCCGAAGGAGAATTAAGATGCCTCTGAATTTAGCATCTCCTGGCCTTGTTGTAAGAGAAGTAGATCTTACTCTAGGAAGAATCGATCCCACATCCGACAAAACAGGCGCTTTGGTCGGTCCTTTCGCAAGAGGACCCGTAGAGCTGCCCACCTTAGTTTCCAATGAAGCAGACCTGTTGGCTAACTTTGGTCAGTCGTATGATCTCGACAAACAATACGAAACTTGGCTCGTAGGTTCTTCCTACCTTGCCTATGGCGGAGCCCTTAGAGTTGTAAGAGCAGATGACTCTGAACTCAAAAACGCATTCTACAGTTCCGTAGGTTGGGGAACTGGTCCAAAGATCAAGAGTTCTGAAAACTATAGTGATCTTGGTTATGATGATAACACTATCACCAACTTCGATGTTGTAAGCCGTGATCCTGGTTCTTGGGGTAATACCCTGAGAGTTGCCATGATTGATGGTAAGAGTGATCAAATCTTGACTGGCGTAGATACATCCAACCTCACAGTTGGTATGGGCGTATCTCAAGCGATTCCTTCTGGAACTGTTGTTCCTGGAATCGGAGGAACAGTTGCTCTCGATGGTCACCTCAAGGGTATCATCACAGAGGTTGGATCTAATTCAATCGAAGTTAAAGTAACCCAGCATGTATCCTCTGCTGGAGTTGTAACCAACAAGACCTATACCGCTAACGGAGTCTATAGATTCCTCGCTGGTGGAAATGGTGCTACTGGCATCAAGGTAATTAAGAGCAACGGTCAATCCACAGACTTCATCACAAATGGAACTTCGGCTCTTGCAAGTATTGCAAGTCCTGGAGCAATAACCTTCACTCTGACTGGAGACCTTTCTGCAGTTGTTGCTGCTGGTTCTTCTGTTTCTGTCGGCGCTGCTCTCACAGGAGTTTCTGTTGGAAGCGTAACTTATAGTGGTGGTGTTACATCGTTCACAATCGGTGCTGGATCTACAACTGCTGAAACAATTTCTGCTGGTGCTGCTGTAACATTCGCAGGCAACCTCAGAAATGGAACACCTTCTGACTGGTTCGATTCTCAAGAAATTACTCTTTCCAACGGAAACGCTATTGCTTGGAATCAAATTGCTGAGCGTCCTGGAACTTCTGGATACGCTGGAGTAAGAGCTGCTCTGAACGACGAAGTTCACGTTGTTGTCATTGACGACAAGGGAGAAATCACTGGTAACGTCGGAACAATCCTTGAGAAGCACCTTTCGCTTTCCAAGGCAACCGATGCAGAATTCTCTGTTGGCGATGCTTCCTACTACAGAAAGTATGTAAAGGCTCAATCCGACAACATCTATCTCGGTGGTCAACCCGCTGGAACCAGAGCAACTGGATTCACCACATACACTTCATGGGCTGCTGCTACAGATACCGCTTGGGATCAAAATGCTCAAGGCATTATCTTCGCTGGTATCGGTAACACTAACATGCAACTTGCTGGTGGTGTTAACTACGGTGGTAAGACTGGACTGACAAATACCGCTGGTAACTCTGGTGGTCTGACCGCTTCCGCTGCTAACATTAGAGGTGGTTTTGAGTTGTTCGCTAACCCCGACAACTATCCCGTTGACTTTGTTCTGATGGGATCTGCAAACCTCAACCTCGCTGAGGCACAATCCGTTGCTCTGAAAGCAATTGATGTTGCAGAAAGAAGAAAGGATGCTCTGGCATTCATTTCGCCCTACAGAAAAGCAATCATCAACGATGCAGCTGCTGGTTCTGTAACCGTAAACTCTGATGTTGACATCACGAACAATGTTATTGGATTCTTTGGTCCTCTAACCTCTTCTTCCTATGCTGTCTTTGATAGCGGTTACAAGTACATGTATGACCGCTTCAACGCATCCTTCAGATATGTACCCCTCAATGGAGACATTGCTGGTATCTGTGCTAGAAACGATATCAACAACTTCCCCTGGTTCTCTCCCGCTGGAACTCTGAGAGGAACAATCCTGAACGCTGTTAAGGTTCCTTACAACCCCAACCAGCAACAAAGAGACGTTCTTTACAGCAACAGAATCAACCCTGTAATCTTCCAGTCTGGTTCTGGTATTGTTCTCTTCGGAGACAAAACTGCTCTTGCTAAATCTTCTGCCTTTGACAGAATTAACGTTCGTCGTTTGTTCCTGTTCCTTGAAAAGGCAATTTCTGCCGCGGCCAAGGATCAACTCTTTGAGTTCAACGATGAGATCACAAGAAGCAACTTTGTAAATACGGTTGAACCTTTCCTTAGAGATGTTCAATCCAAGCGTGGTATCACAGATTTCGTCGTTATCTGCGACGAGACAAACAACACCGCTGCTGTAATTGACAGTAACGAGTTCGTGGCTGATATTTACATCAAACCCGCTCGCTCGATCAACTTCATCGGTC